TGGTTTTTTCATTTCCTCAAGGATTTTCATATCCTCCTCAAAACCCATAAACTTACAGAGTTGATAAGATCCCTCCAACTCACTAATTAATCTTAGTATATTACAGGGATGTCTTTCAAGTTCTCCGAAATCATATTCAGACATAAAGTACAAATGATAGCGACTCAAGTAGGATTTGAACCTACGACCGACTGCTTAGAAGGCAGTTGCTCTATCCAGCTGAGCTATTGAGTCTTAACATACCCAGTATACCTTAATTATTAAATATCGTCAAGCTAAATAATTCGACCTTATAGTTTACACATGAAAAAAGCACTAATTGCTTTTAGTATGATCTTGATGACAACACCTGTTTATGCTGGTGGTCTTGTTAGTAAACATGCGGCAAGTGTTCAACTAACCGTTGATACTGCCCGAACAACCGCATCTAGAATTGGTTCTTCGTTCTCAATATCAGGAAGTAATATTGATACAACGGACGGATCAACTGCTGGAACAGTTTCTGCTGGAACTATCACTTCTGGTGTTTATTCACCAGGAACTATTGCAGCAACCCAAGATACTGCTGGAACAGCATTTAGTTTCAGTCAATCTTATACACAGGCTGATGCAGTTCCAACTAGTGCTCCTACAGTAGGAGCTGTCGGCAATCTTTCGACTCAAACATCATATGCTTCTGGCACCAAAGACACTCTTGCCGGTACTGTAACCTCGGCAGGTATTCTCACGGTGACGGCTGGCGGAGCTGGTTCCACGGCAATAGGACAATTCGTTTCGGAAATTACTGTGATCGACTGAGGTTAAATACCAATGACTAGATTACAAGGAGCAATCAGTCTCGGATTGATTCTTGGTGTATTTTATAGTTTGGCACAACCATCACATTCAGTTCCGGTAGTCCCAAACTTTACACAAGGCTCCATGTCCAGTCACACGGAAACAACTTCTACTGTGACTGAAACTATAAATTCTATGGACTATAACACAGGATATCAATATTCTGTAACTGGTAGTGGTGTTGAACCAACCAGTGGAATTTTATCACCAACAACAGGTGATGTAAATGTAACGATTGAAGGGGTGAATTCAAAATGGACAGGGGTAACATCAACGCCGCAATTCAAACAAACGACACCAGGAGCGGCATTTCAGTTTACACAAACTGTTTCCGGACCAGGTTTGAGCAATCACACAATTATTCAAAGAGAGACGACCGTTACAAGCGTAACCGACACTACAAGTATTTTCCAGCAATAAAAGCATTATGTCTATCTGCCCTAAGTGTAATTGTAACTGTCCCTGTAAATGCAGAGACTGTAGGGGGTGTAAGTGCAACAGCATCTCCAATCGCAAATAGTTCAGGTTCAGTTACGAACCAAGCAATTCAGGTTTTACAAGGACCATATATCACCAACACTTATGGGGGTGGAATCCAGTGTCAAGGACCCACTGTAAACTTTACCCCATTCGTTACAGGATCACTATCTCAACAACATCCATATGAACCAATATATCAAGATCCAGTCTATGATATGCGTGACCTAGATGAAGACGGATCATTAGATAATCCTGGAGACATATTATATTACGTACCAACTAGAACTGGACAAAAAAATAATACCAACATATCTGCTGGTTTTTCTATGACATGGAGTACGCCATTAGATAAAAAACTACAAGATCAGTGTAAAGAAGCAGCAGCAACTCACATAGCATATCAAAAACAATTAACTGCCAATAAGCGCCTCGACTTTGAGATAGCCAGGCTCAAGAATTGTGGAGAATTAATAAAGGCAGGAATTTCTTTTCATCCTAGAAGTCCTTACTATAGCGTGTGTGCCGATGTAGTAGTTAACAACGTAACTCACATTAAACCACATCGACACTCTATCCCTTCGTCATCTTCCTCAACTTCCGTATCGCCTGTGAGCGTTCGCGCTGAAGATCTCGGCGGTCCTTTGAAGACAAAACCTTAACTTCTTTTCCCCTAAGTTTTGAAATTTTTGCCATTATTTTTTTGATGGCAGGTTTAATAACTTTGAGTAATATATCTGCTAATGGTTTTGCCAAAAGCGCAGATGAAGTGGCAGTCACAGCAATTACGGCAGTAGTCGCAGCAACCTGTGGTGCTGGAAGATATTGTGCAGTTAGAGGAATATCTTCATAAAGAACAACACATATTTCTTGACCATTTACCATTTGCAGTTCATAACCAGATACTCTTTCTTTTTGGTTCTGTGCTACATCACCTATACGTGGTGAATTAGGTCCAGGACAAGGGGGTGTTTCCTTTGCTTCCATCTTGGGAACAGCGTCCTTTGGAACCTCTGGTGCGGGAGGTGTTTCTGGTGGATTAACAGCAGGAGGTTTTGGTGGTGGTTGAGTTATATCCAATTCATCTGTATTGTAATCAATAGGATTAAATGATGGCATATTACCATCACAAAAAACTCTAGCACCCTTAGGATCATCATCAGATAAATTATCATTTGTTCCTTTTTTGTTTTCAAGATGTGCCTCAACACAACCAGGAATATTAATAACAGGAACTCCCACCTGCTCCGTTACTGGAGGAGCAGATGGGATTCTTGGGTGTGAAATCATCCAATTAGGAATTTTTACTTCACGAACATTCACAGATCCAATATTAATTTCAGGTATTTCTGCCATTAAAAACCAGGCATTCCTAGTCCACTTTTCTCACCAACAGAAGGAATAGCACCACCAGTTGCACCCGGCAATTTAGGCATCGCACTATCAATCATACCTGGAAGAGCACCAGCAACTGCTTCGGTTGCTGCTTTAGTCGCCGCTGCTTTAGCACTCTCAATCAGAGCGTCTTTGTTTAAATAAACGTAAGCACTGCCACCAACAATAGAAGCAGATACGGCAAAAGAAGTTAGAGCTAGAACATTAATTACTTTTTGCATGATTTTAATTTTATATCATGTGTATATATCAATTTTCGAAATGTTTTTCCAAAACCTCAATACGTTCTTCTTCATGTGCAATAATATCTATTTGATCTTGAATGGCAGCAAGAACATCAGGGTGCTCTCCAATACCTACAGGATTTTTGAGATAGATCTCAATATTCAATCTTGCCTTTTCAATGTTACCAACAGCATCTGCTTTAAGTGCTTCTAAAATTTGATTTCTCATAATTAATCTACTAATGTACCATGTTCTCTGCGGATCTCCCGCAGTTCTTCAAAGTTCTTTTGCTTTGTTCCACCATCATATTCCCACGCATACCCTTCAGTAATCATTTGCTCATTCAAAGAAAGTTCACTGTCTCCAATATAAAGCCATCCGAGTAAACGTCCATACTTGCCAACACCACCAACAAGCTCAGTACGAATAACAAGATCGTCATCCCCACTAATGGCACCATCCAACTTCTCTTTGAGCCAATAGGTCGCATCAATTCCCAACTCCTTTTCTTCCAAATCCCTAGTTCTCTTCTCAGGGGTGTCAACTCCTGCAACCCTAACTCTTTCCTTCTTGAATAAATCAAAACCTAAATCGATAGTGACATCAATCGTATCACCATCAACCACTCTGTTTATTTCAACTACACGGAAGTTATAGCAAGATTTCCGACTGGGTGGAACCATTGCGCCCATAATTGATCTCCTTAGAATCTGCTGATACTGCTATGCCTATGATAAATGTTGCCGCAGCGATTACTGCACCAGCACCGGCAACCCAACGTTCCAATACGCGAATACGATCACGAAGTTTTTCTAATTCTTCGTTAGTATCATCAACACGCTTATGAACCATTTCTATGCGACGAATAGAATTTTCTAGAGTGCTGTCCATTACAGCAATCTTTGTATCCTGCTCTGCATCTTTGTTAGTAAGGTCACTCATCTTCCAATTCATTGAAAGCCATACGCATTATATAGACGATATAATACGTAACACCAGCAAGAAGTATGAGTATGGAGATAATTACACTCCATACAGGATCATTTACATTTTCAAGTGGTCTAAGAATGAGGTTCATTACTAAATGGTTGCCAGTGTTCCCACCCATACTTATGCACCAACTGCATTCCAATAATTGGAACAACAATTAATATAAGACTTAAAAAACCAAGTCCATATGGATTATTGAGTGTAGTGGCAGCAAAATGTGATGCCTTATGTGCTATATCTACCATTACTCCTCACAATCTTTCATCATGGTTGCAACTTCTCCACCAATATCAGCACCAGTATCTTGACCCAACATGACTGCCCAACCAGATATCAACCAACCAATATAAGGAATACCTGTAAAGATAGGAGCAATACCTGCACCAACACTAGCACCTACCATTCTTCCGGTTGACTCTCCAGCGCCCTCCGCTTTGATGCATTCCAGGTTTTGAGCAGTCAACTTTCCCTCAGCACCTCCTAGATGCCTTGCCCCATCCATTGTATATTCTTCTTCTGTAATTAGATATGTGGTTCCACCAATACCAAAGAATCCATTCTTCTTGTCTAATGACTTCCTAACACCCATCACCTTAGGATCATTGGCATTATATCTTATGCTGTAACCATCTGCACCTGCATCTACACTGTATGATGTGTAGTCACCTACAGGTAAATTTATAATTGGAATATCTTTTTTATTAATAAGATGTCCCAATATACCAAGATGAGCAACACCAAACAGTGTTCCTACTGTCAGTGCTGCCCACTTGAAATTAGATCGTCGGTTTGACTGGGGGTTCTCCATTATTCATACCTTCAATTTTGATAGGAGCTTGTTCAATACGGATTGTTTGTGCTGGTGCAGTTTGTGCTGCTTTTTCAATCAATCGTTCCATCTGATCCTTGGTGATACCACCACCAGAACCACCGTTAGCACCATTCTTCTTGGCAGTCTGAACTCCAAAAGAAGCTAAGACCCCGGTAAAGACTGAGGCGATGAATGTTGGATCCAGTTTTTGTTCGGGTATTCCGAGTGCAGGAGGTAGTTTGATGTATGCCAGAGTGAGAATT